TAACTTGAATTAATACCGTATTAATTTGTAAAAATTGTTCTCCAACTTCAGCCAAAGATGCTCTTAAACTTTCTATCGCTCTACGATATTTACCAGATGCTGATTCTGTTACTGCTGATAACTCTCGACCAGCTACTGCCGCCAAATCTTCTGAAGATGATTTCATAAGGTCTAAAACTTTTAAAGTCTGGCTGCCTTGTCTTCCTAAATTCTCAAATAAAGCATTCAATCTAGCAAATTGAAATTTACCAAATAGCTGTTCGATTGCCTGTTGTTTTTGAAGTGGATCTAAATTATCTAATGCTGCTTGCAATGTCATTAAAGTTCCAGTTAAATTGCCAGCATTGTTATTTACAATTCCTAATAAATCTATACCTAAATCTTTAAACTTTCCTACAGCAACATCTGTTGGGTTAATTAAAGAAGCAAGTGCTGATTTTAGAGCATTAGCGCCTTCTGCTGCGTTAATACCACCTTCACGCATAGCTGTTAAATAAAGTGCAAGGTCCTGAATACTTCCGCCCAATCCTTTAATTACTGGACCAGCTTTTGGAATTGCTTCTACAAGATCATTTAGTGTTGTTGAAGTTTGGTTTTCAACTGCGTTAAGAAAGTTAATAGATTGAGAAAGCTCTTCTGTATTTTGTTTAAATGCTGATTGAATTGCAAGAGTAGCCTTCATGGCTTCTTGTCTATCTACTTCACCGAGTACTGCAAGTCTGGTTGTTTCTTTAATTGAACCTAATAATTCATCTCCAGTTTTGCCAGTTGCTGCAATATCAGCTGCAAGACCAATAGTTTCTTTAAATGACACACCCATTGCTGCAGATATTTCTTTTGCAGTTTTTGTTACATCATCTCTAACTTTGCCAAGCTCCGCTGCGGATGTTCCAGCAACGTCACCATAAACCTTAGTTAAACGAACTAATTCTTGATCTGCTTGTCTAAATGCATCGGCTGCTGCTTTGCCAAAAGCAACTAGTGGTACTGTAAGTCCTACTGTTAACTGACGACCTGCCCACTGTGTATTTTTACCCCAGTTAATAAGTTGTCCAGCGCCATCCTGGATTACCTTATTCATGATTTGAAGTTCTTGTCTTGCTATGGCGGTTTTATTTTTTACTTCATCAAGTCCTCTTGGAACATGCACATTGAACTGCATAAGTCCTTGTGCGTTTCTGCCTAGCGGTTGTAATATTGAGTTCTGTAGGGCTACTTGTTGTTTTGCTAAATCTCTTATAAGACCGCCAGATGTTCTTGCTTGATCTCTAAAAGTGTTAAAGTATTGATTTAATTTAAGTTTTCCACCATCAAGATTTTTACCAAACTTTTCAACATCTGACTGTAGACTTACAAAGTGTGTGGAGTATTGACCAGTACTTCTAAGGGTATCTGAAAATGAACGATTCATTACGGCAATTTGATTTGCCAGCATCTTGTTTGAGCTAGCTAGTTCTTGCTGTAATTTTGATAGGCTGGCAGTAACTCTATGCACATCTGCAATAAGAGCTGAGAAGTCGGCATTAGCGACTATTCGTGTACTGATTGTTTCGTCAGCCATTTATATTCAGGTTACTCCTTAACGTATCCTAGTCCTTCTCCAATTCCAAATCCAGCCTGAGCTGCGAATCTTCCTTGTAGTGAAACAACATCGTTGGGATTAGCATTTATTCCTGCTGCTCTCAACTCTATTTCTTCAAAACTAGAACCTTTGTTACTGCTTTCTTGATACTCTCCTATATCTACTCCCTTTAAAGATGCTTGGAACTTTCTTGCGTCATGTTCCTTTTTCTTCAAAGCCTGGAAAGTATTTATAAGTTCTGGCATTGATAAATTTTCTTCAAGTTCATCGTAATTCTTCCAATGTCCTAAAAGAAAAAGTTCTCCTTCTAAAGCGGCTAAGTCTAGTTCTGCCCAGCCAGAACCGCTGCCGCTAGTAGGTTTGGGTCGTCAAGTTTAATTCCTCCGCAAACTTCAAGAATGCGGTTCATAGTTGGAACATCGATTGCATCTTCAAATGCTTCTCTGTCTGCTACCAATTCTGGTAACTGTTTTTCTAGTGCAATTGCACAAGCGTCAATTAGGATGTTAAGTGTTTCATCCTCTGTCTGGGACTCCCCAGTCTTTTTAATTGCGATCATGAACTTGCGAAGTTCTTTAATTGAAAGTGGCTTTAGCTTTACGGTCTGCCCGTTTTGTAGCTGTACCTCTTCTACGTTATATACTGTTGTTGCCAATTTAGGTCCTCCTAGGATCTATTCATAATCATTATACTAAAAAGAATATACTAATACAAATGTAAAACCCCCAATAAATTGGGGGTTTTACTGAATATCTAATAAATTAGATTATTATGCTACCAATACACGGTCAATAATCTTACCGTATTCAGAGCCTGCATAGCTGGCGTCTGGTAGAAGACGGAATGTTACTGGGAATGTGGTTGGAGTTGTACGAGCAAGTGAGAACTGTGACTGTTGTACTGACAATACACGACGTGCATAATATACACGCTCAGAGTTTGTTGAAGATGCTGTTGGAGCCTTTCCAACTGCAATTAGTTGACGCTCTGTTGGAGCTGCACCCAATGCACCTGCTTCTAGCCCTAGAGTATCTTTCTTAGATGTTCCAGTTCCTGTTGTTGAAAGAGTTGATGCTGCTTGTCCAAATACTGCTGCGATATTCTCGAGAGTACCTTCTGACATTTCTGTTGCAATCATAACTTCCATTGCAGACTTGAACAGCTTAGCTGTATCAAGCAACTGGTCTACAGTTACTGAATCATATGTTGGGTTATAGGTGATTTGAAGACCGTTGTTAGTAAAACCAACGTTGCGGTATCCAAACTTTCCTGCTTCCTGATCAACAGCGTTTAGTGTTGATGTGTATGATACGCCTGTTGCAAATGCTGGGACGCCTACTGTTCCTGCGCCTGATGCAATTGCTACGCCTGCTTCTGCGTTTGAGATGTAGTCTGCGTCGTTAACGTCAATAGTTGACAAGAACAACGGAGATGCACCGACGAGAATATTTTTAGCATTACCTACGGATTGTGCCATAGTTTTGTTACCTCCTATATTTTAATATATATATATATTTTAAAATCTTAAATTAAAGCTGGCTAGGCTTCTTTCCTCTTAGGACAAGTTTATTCCATAATAGGTAAAAAGGCAAACCTCAGCGAAACCTGCCCACGTTGTCTGTAATTCTGGAATACTTGACCTCTAATATGACCTCTGCTGAAAAAAATCCCTGTATTTCCTCCGAAGGAGCTGTTGGAGAAATGTCGGCTATCCATATGCTATGAAATTTAAATTTATCTGACAGCCCTTGCCATCTGTTTATATCCCTAGCAGACTCGTCCATCCTTCTAAACTCATCTGTCATATAATTTCGAATCTCATTTATTTCGGCTACAGATGTGGAGTATATAGTAAACATAATTTGCTCACAACAGATAAGCCAATTATCCTCATAAGATAAGCCTATCTTGTCATAAACAATATGTTTTTTGCCACTTAAAAACTGGTTCATTTCAGCTGCTTGCTGAACTGGAATAATTGGAATGATATTTTCATTTAAATTATCTGACCAATAATCTTCTTCGTCAAATATATTACGGGTATATAATTCTCTCCATAAATATTTACGAATTTCTAACATTGCATCTAATTTATAATCAGCTGTCACATTGCACCTCCAAATGAAGCCACCAGTGCTGCATCTGCTTGAGATCTAATTGCATTTGCAGAAAATGAATACTGTACTTTTTTAATATTATTAGGAACCCTAAGCGCCTTTGTTATGCTTGAATTGAATATTCTTTGAAACCCAGAATTTTTAATTGAGGCGTTAATTAAATTTCCACTAAAAAATCTTGAGTGAGCAAGTGTGAATTGATTAGTAGAAGCAGAACCACCAGGTCTTTTAACTGTTACAGATTGTCCTTTAGGCATAAATATTGTTTCTCCATCAATTTCAAAAACCAATCGTTCTGCATTTTTAGGCCTAATAACCAATGGCTTTCCTTCTTCCATTATTGAAGCTTTATTTGCAAACATATGTCTACGTCTGTTACTTGGTGCAGGGACCATAGACCTAGATGGCAAGAACTCATAATCAATTTTAAACGATAGGCCTTCTTCTGATATTTTATTTAACTTAAATAACCTTGCCGTTTTATTACCAGTTCTTTTCCATTCATATACATGATGTAAAGATTTAGGTTTTGATCTAGCTAATGCATCTATATAGTTACCAAAATCTGTGTTTATTTGATCAAACATTGTTCTTGTGAATAGTGTTTTAAATTGAGCATTAGTTGTTAGTTTAGATATGACTGCTGCCTCATAATACACAAAGGCTGATATCTGAGCAACTGTGCTATCTTTTAAAGGTCCGTTTTGATTTGCGTACATCATTCTTTCTAGTCCGCTTGCTGCTTGAACCAGTAATCCGCTATTGTCCAATTTGCTGGTTCTCCGATCTCTTCATAGATGAGTTGTATGCAATTACACTGCCAAATGGGTCAGTGACTGGAGTTGTTCCCATAACTTCAAATACGGTTGGTGTTTCATTTGGATAGTTAATTTCGTGCCAAATTACATTACCATTATTATCTCTTATGTTTGTTACTTTTTCTCTTGCAGTTAATCTTTCTGAAGTTCTTACTTGAATAATTTGATCATTGGTATATTTATTTGAAAACAATTGTTTATCGCTAGATCTAGTTGTTGCAGAGTTGCTTATAACTCCTTTAGCGTGGCAATTAATTGTTTTATAATATGTCCACTCACGAACAATTGCTCCAGTGTCTGGATCTTGTGTCTCAAATTGTTTATAAACATCTAGACTCATAGATAAGACTGAGTCTATTAAATCGTTCATTATATAATCTCTGCCTTTGTGACTAAGACATAATCTGCCAATAATCTATCAGCATAAGCATTTCCAGTGCCCATATGAACATCACTTGTAAATTCAAAATCCCAGTCAAATGTAGATATAGTTTTTATATACTTGTTTTTCCATACAGTGTCTTTAGCAAAAAAATCTTTCATTAATTCTATGCCAGCCAGCTCTACTTCATCTGGAACCTTTTCCCAACCAAATTTACCTTGAACTTTGTATGGAACTCCAGATCTAAAAACTCCTCCTCCATAACTGTTAATAGATGGAGGAACCATGCCGTTAGCAATATAAACAGTGTTATCTAACATATTTGCACGATTAATTTTAATTCCATATCCAGTTGGAGTTATTTCTACTGGATAATTCCAATTATCAATTTCATTAATATTATCTAATAACAAAATATCGTCGGCGTATAACTCATGAAGTTCTCCAATTTTAGCAGGCAATGGAAGGATATCTGAATCATATCCATATACAACTACAACATCATCATATAAATAAAAATTTTGACCTGTATATTGTTCTATTTGTTTACGAGCATATCTCTCCGCTAAAATAAGATCCTTGTATGATTTATATTCTGGATCAGATGAATCTGTACTAAAGCCAAGGTCTGTGGCATGATTAAAATCTACATACGGCGTTATAACATAAACATCATCTGATTTCTTTACATTAGTTCCATTAACAAAGTAGTTCCACTTTAATCTTAAAGTTTTATTTCTATCTGTATATTGATATGGAATATTAACTATATAGTTTCCAGGATTATTTTCATCTAACTGAGAGTTTAATGTTGTAAGTAATTGAGTCGGACTAATTGCTGGATTTACAGCAGGATCTTCTGTAACATCATATAAACCAACAGTTGGAGGCGAATCTGCATTTGCTACTTCGCCATTCCAAAAAACTCTATGTGTTATTGGTGATTGACTATTTATTAATATCTCTGCCATTTAAAAGGCGTAGATTAGTTGTAGTACTCCTGGACTTCCCTTGGAGTTGCTAATCTAAAGCCCTCCTCCTTATCAAAAATTTCTTGCGCTTGTTCATTACTCATTGCAATAAATGGATGCTCTTTTGTGAACGTAAATCCCATAATATCATACCTAAAGTTATCTCTAGTCATTCTTACTAATACTGTGTTTTCTGGTTGTTCCGCCTTTGGATCAAACTTTGGCAGGATTTCTACTGACATATCTTCTTCTTCCATCTTATCCATGGTCTTGTTATATACAGACCAAGTCACGCCTTCTTCTGCGAGGGCGGAAATAATGTCGGCCTTATTTTTTAGACCATCTGTATCGACTGCAAAATCTTCTGCAATCTTTTTTAGTTCAGATACTTTTAATGTCTCAAATGACATGTATATCTCCTATTTCTACTCTAAACAATTATAGCATTACTAAATTAAAATGAAAAGCCCCCCAAAAATTAATTTAGGGGGCTTTTAGCAGATCTAAATCCTATTAATTAGGAAGCAATCTTAACGTCTTTAACAACTACCCATGCGTTTGCCTGCTCAATTTGAACGCCAACACGAGTATACATTGTGTACTCGATTGAGTCCTTACGTGGCTGGAAGAAACGATAGACGGTTACATCACGCTTGATACCAATAACTACGTTATTTGGGAATGTCAAGTGGATATCTCCGTGATCGCCAGTCTCGCCTGAATATGTACCATCCTGTGCTTCTTTTAGCATAGGAACTTCAACAATCGGAATACCGAATGCGAATGGTGCTACGTATCCTGCTGGACCACCAAGTCCTGGAGTTGTACCACGGATAACGCCAGAAGCGATATCTGATGGAATTGTTTGATTTGTTCCAATGCTATTAGCATATAGGAAATCTTGGATTAGGTTTGAACCTACCAAGAAGCGAAGGTCGCCACGGCGTTGCTTGTACTTACGTGGAAGTGCCTTTAGAGCCTTGTTGAAAAGCTCACGAGATACTCCTGCGCCTGCACCAGCTACAACGTGTCCGCTAGCCTTTGCCTTCTTTACAATACCGTCAAATGACTTGTATAGGTTGTCGCCAGTTAGAGATGTATCTCCGTTAAGGATTACATCTTCAATGTCGTTACCTGCCTGTGTTGCCATCAATCGGGCAATATGATCTTCTAGATCTGGACCCTCAATGTTGTCTTCTAGAGACTCAGTTGAAAGCTCCCAGTTCAAGCGAAGTTTCTTGGTTGAAAGAGAGATCTTTGAGAAAGTAACTGCTGCGTTTGAGCCAGTTGTATCTCCTTCTGTTGCGAGAGTCATAAGTTTCTCACCAACGGACATACGATCAATCTCTGTAGTGTCAGCTCTCATTCGGACTGTACGTGCGACTTTTCCAATTACGGTTGCGTCGAACATATAATCTAAAAAGCGGGCTGATTGTTCTGGGTTTAGAAGACCGCCGTTGCCAGCTTCGCTAGCTACGTGTACTCCTGCACCACCAGTAGTTGAGGCAAATGTCGCTGTTGCAGTTGTTCCTGCTGCGATTGCCTTCTCTAATGTTTCATTACTCATATTATATTTCACCTACCTTATTTAATTAATTCTGTTACGGAACCGAGGAAAGAACCGTTCCACTTTGATTTTTTGATTGTTACTTCCTGAGACCCGCCAAGGTCTGAGGACTTCTTAATTGCAGTCTCTGATTCTACTGCATCGACACGCTTTTCTACGCCATCAATCGTGTTCTTGATATCTTCTACAGCCTTTGAAAGTGCTGTATGTTGTTCTGCCAATTCTGAAATACGACCATCAACGCTCTTGCTGAATGTCTCAACTGTTTCTTTAATAGCTGAAACTTGAGCAGCATTTGCTTCTGAAGCCTTATTTAGTGTTTCTGAGAAAAAGCCTTTTAGATCGCCAAGCATCTTTGCAAAATCAGGTTCATCAACCATAACTTCTGATACGTCGGCTGCTTTTTCTAGAGATTCGGCAGAAGCGTCTGCTACTGCATCTGCAGGAGCTTCTTCAACAGCTGGAGCTTCCTCTACGGGAGCAACTGCTGCTGTGTCTTCTACGGTTGCTTCTGGTGCTACTGCATCTTCTGCAACTACGTTTTCTGTATTCTCTGACACTTCTTTACCTCCTTCTATGTCTGCCTGTTTTGCAATTTGTGTTTCAGGCGTCGACAATCTTGACTTTTTATGTAAATCAAGAATCTTATCTATTTCTTTTGCTTTGTTAACATCATTTGACTCTACCCATCCGATCAATGTTGCAGGCTTACCTGTAACTGGGGAATCATATGATGACTCTGTGGAAATGAATACTGAATCAGATTCATTACAATAAAAAATATTTTCTGTTACGATCTCTGCTGCCATTCCTTTAAATACTAGCTGACCGTTCATCTTAGATATTGATAGTATGTTGCAAAGTTCATTTGCTGGCGAATCTACAATTGACAACTCCATTAGAGCATAGTCTTTAATAAATCTTACAGTCTTACCTGTTGCCTTGTTAACTTCATTATCTGATTCAATAATCTTTCCGCCGATAGAGAAACCTGCAAGGGTTCCGTCTAAAACTTTCTCCCATGTATCTTGAGCACCTTTTGAAATATATGCATCTACATATACTCCGTTGTAAAATTCTTTTGATGCTGGATCATAATAAGTTTCTGGTTTAAAAGAAACTACTTTACCTACTGCAACTGGTTGATGCATCTCACGAAGATTTCCACGGAAATTTTCAAATGCTTTAATGCTTGCTTCAGAGGTGACTACATCACCAGTCTGGTCAACATTATCAAGTGTTGCAAATCCTGAGACTGTACGCTTTTCACGGTTAACTTTGGTAAATGGCACGGACAACGTGATGTTGTCGCCATGCGAAGACCAAAGAGATTTCTCAATATTCATATGCTTAATTTTATAACGTTATTGTATATAAGGCAAATAATCAGTTGAGTAGGGTTAGTCGACTTGTCTTCCGTCGCCCTGAGCATTTCGACCTTCTCCAGAAATATCTGGGGAATTTGCAGACCTCTCAGAATCTCTATTTCTAGTCTGTCCTGCCTGTGCTCTTACCTCTGCCTGTTGCTGTGGTTTTAATTGAACTACTTTATCGCCACCATCAATTGGGACCATACCCATTCTAATTCTTACCTCGTTAGGGGTAATTACCTGCATCCTTAAATATCGCTCATCAATTTTTGATTGGGTATCTTCGTCAGTCAAAGTAAGCTCATTAAATTTAAGAAGTAAGGCGTCTGTCATTTCTTCAATAATTTTATTTAATTTCTTTTCTAAATTCATTTGGGCTGGACGACATACTTGCTCTCTAAATGTTTTATCTGCATCTCTAGCCACCGCCAAGTTGACTCCTTCTGGAGTTCCAATTTTATTAATTGGTACACGGTGAGATAATAGAATTTCATCTCTATTGGATTTACGATACACGTTAAATGAAGACTCTTGAGTTCCTGCTTCAATTGGCTCCATTTTAAATTCAACCTTTGAGTCTGGTGAATCTGGTGGAAGTGGAATATATAATGATCTATGGTTCTTACCTCTTAGACCAACCTGGAAAAACTCAAGCAGTTTACGCTCAGACTCTGTTGATAATTTAGCACCCTTTACAGTGATAATATATCTTGGAACTGCTTTGTTCTCAAAGTAGTCTAGGTTATACTTTCCAGCAAATTCGTTTCCAGCCATAGCATTTGAAGATGCTACTATATCTGGAATACCATAATAGTTATTTGTTGGTGTGTACTTCTTTAGATGAATAATTTCATTTGGTCTATCTAGTCCGCCTGCAATTGGATTCTCTGTTTCTTGATCTCCAAAGTTACGGAAGAATACAGCCTTACCATATAGCAATTGAATGAAGCCATCACGAAGGCGACGCACACGCATTGTCTTTGCTGGGATATGTCCGATATATCCAATTCGTCCAGCAGATGTTCTGCCTATTTCAATATATCCATTTCCTGTTGCTTCAACATCTGTATAAGCTTTAATAAGTGTTTCTGTAAATGTTTCTTCTTCATTACATTGTTCTAGCCAATCATAAAGATCTTGACGAAGTCTGTTTAGCTTTCTACGTGCACGTTCTAGTGCCTTCTCGTCTGTAATGTTATCAAACGCTTCTTGTGTTTTTCGTGTTTCAATAAAGTCATGACCAAGTCCTACTATGTTAGAAACCTTAGCATTAATTGCTGCATAGTTGTATGGTGAAATTTCGTAGATTGTTGAAAGATAATCTAAATTGTATGGAGGTTCGATAAGATCGAACATGGCATAACCAGTAATTGCTTGTGCCAATAGGTTCTGTTGTGTCTCAGTTCCATCAATACCCTGGAATCTTTTTTGCAAATCTCTATTCATCTTACGACGAAATGCAGGACTTAATCCTGAAATTTTAGTTAGATCTTCTCCGCTTATCTTAAACAAATCGGTGCTTGTTTCTTGGCTTGGAGTATTAAATTTCATCCAGTCTGCTACATTAGATATTGCTATCTCTTGTGAGTTATCATCTTCTTCGTATTGAATCATTACTGTCCCTCTGCCCTCAAGTTTTTCATTTCGTCTTTATAGTTTCCAATATCCAAAGGATCTGGAACTAATCCCCACCTTAATCTTTGTTCTTGCTCTGCGTATTCTTCGTCTGTGATTTTACGTCTGGCAGAAAGAAATTTAGGCTGGCCCTCGTAAATACCATATGAGCGAACTTCTCTAGCCAGAGCATCGATTCTGGATCTATTTCCTTTTTTGGACGTGATTGAAAGAAAGTTCCCATCATCGTCTCCAATCCATCTGCCGTCTGGCATTTCCCAGACATAGATGCCAAGTGTAGATTCCTCTTGCAGAATCTTAGTTTGTGCTTTACCAATATTCATAGAACTTTATTTTACCACTCTTTACGGTCTAAGTCCAGCTTTTTGTCAGGGGAAGTGACAAAATTACGTGCTTTGTAATACTATCCAGTCATTATTATATGCAATAATGTCTGATTCTGTCAGGGTGATTTGCGGTTCTGTCAAAGTTGAGACGGCTCTTCCAGTATATAATTCAAAATGAGTCTCTACAATTCCAGAAGTTAATTCCTTTTCATAGGTAGTAATATTCTTATATAGGTTAGATGGGCCACCAGATGTTTCGTAATTTAATTGTAATGACCCAGTTACTGGGGTAGTAAATACTATTACGACATGGTGTGGCTCTTCTGCATTTAAATATGAGCTAATGTTTGTTTGATTAGTTACATCTACATTGTTTACATATAGCTTAGCTATATTGGCCTTAGAAACCACTCCAGAGCCGTTCCAGGCTAGTCTGGTAGCAGAAGGGCTGGAAGCGTAGAAAAGGGTGTTAGCGGCCAATGTAAGGGGCGTAAAGAACATCTCTACAGACTTGATAGAAGACAATGTATTGATATTAAATCCTGCTCCATTTTTAGCCCTAATCCCATTTGTATAATTTCGGGAAAGGATAGGATAATTTAATGATCCAAGGTAATATTCGGTGGTAGAAGATATTCGGTCTCCATAATTATCGGCATAGATATCTTTATTTGAATAAAAGGCTATGCAGAAGAATGACAAGACTGGTAGGTACTTGCTAGCATCTGAGGTAGTCATGGTTATTCTAATATATAATTTGCCGCTTGCATGAAATGAATCTTTTGTATATTGAGGAATAGGCTGTCCATTTACACATGAGACATATGTAGTTCCATCTATACTGGATTCTACTGTTACTCCTAAATCATTCCGCCACTCAACTTTTGATGTAACCAAATTTAATCCCGACGGGATTGTAATAAAATCATTAATAACAAGTGT